AGGAGTGTTTAGCTTCAGGATTACCCGGTTTGAGGGTTGAGCCGTGAAGGTAATCGTTCCTGCTGTTGCCACCGACAAATAGGACAGTCCTTTGATACGGGTACGGGGGAATGCAAGATCCCCACCATAACCAATCTTGACGCCACCATTTGAGGCTGCGCTAACTGAGATGCTGTTGATTCGGGTGTAGTAGTTGGTGGAATACACCACCGTGGCGGAGGGGCCATTGACCACCTCGGTCACCACGCCGTCGTATCCCACCGCTCCAACCTTCACTCCAGTAATCGTAGAGCGTTCCACTCTCTGCGCCATCGGACGTAATCGAAACCTTGTAACCGGTTCCGTTATATCCCATGTCATTATTTAAAAGCGATATGGAACCGCTTCCGGAAATGCTGGCAGAAGAACGAAAATAAGCATCGTTACTGTCTGGAGTAACCGCCCAAATATCATATTGAATAGTGTTAGCCATGCGTTCTCTCCAATAGGGGAAACCCCGTTATCAGACAGTGACGCTCTGGTACAGGGCAATGTAAGCGGTCGTGGAACCTACCAAAACAGGGATGTAACCCAACTGAGCCGACACCGCACCCGAGGCAGCATTGGCATTGCTGAATGCCACGTTACCTAGCGTTGCGGAAACTGCCGTCAATACCGTGGCAGACAAGGCGCTGGTCGAAACCGTACCAGAAACCAAATTGCCTTCAAAACCGTTGTCGGACTTAACCGGGCCGGAAAAACGAGTCTGAGCCATTACAAATCTCCTTTAAGATGCTGATACTTCAACGCTAATCTACGCACTGAACTCGTATCAGACCCAAGCCTTCTTGCGCGTTCAGCATACGTTAATTGAGGATTCTCTACAATAAATTTGATCTTTGCCATTAGTTTCGGGTCCGAGTAAATACGAGCCATATGTGCGCGAGAAAGAGTGGCCCTGTATTCCGGACTTCTGTAGTCAAACGTACTAGCCCTTCTTCCTAACCTAATGCGCTCACGAACCTCTTCAGAATGCTCTTTCCCCCTCATTGGGGCTTTAGCAAAATCAGCAATGTTGTACACAGTAGGCTCATCAAACCAAGCCTTTTTCTGAAGGAACATAGTCTCTAACTTATCAAGCTCTTCCAGATCATTACATTCGATCTCTATCGCTCCGTAAAACGCTTCTGCACCATACCTGTTGTAAGAGTTTTGCAAATGAGGATTCGTGTGCTTGTTCCATCTGAGCAAGCGAAAATGCTCTTTTAAACGCTTCTTAACACGTTGAGACTGACCAACATAGCATTGACCTGTCACCTTATTGACGATCTTGTATATGCCGCAAATGTCAATCTTGTATGGCATAAACAACACCATAAGACCTTGAATGTGCCATGTCAAAACAAAAAGAAAGGGGGCATAAAGCCCCCTCTCCAATCAACATGTGTTGATTTATCAGGTCGAACCGGGCGAACCCCAGACACCAAGCGGATCCGACACGCCGAACGAATATCGCTCGCGAGCCTTGTACCGCACGTTGCCGGTATCGAAGTCCCCGTCCATGCCGGTCGTCATCGGCGTACGCACGAAGTGCTTCATGCCATTCGGTACGTCCGTGATGATGAAGAAGGCGTTGGTGTCGGTCAGATAATGGTTGACCGCATAGCCTTCCGGAATGGCACCCATGTTCCGGATCGCGTTGATGTCGTTATCCGCAGTCGCCGTGCGGAGAGTGGTCTCCATGAGGCGCTCGGCAACGAACATCAAGTTGGACGGAACAATGAGACGCTTCGGGCGAGCCGCAATCAAGAGACCACGCTCGTCTTGGAAGTTGGCAATCGCGATGATCGCATCTTCCAGCGAAGTCTCGTTGAGGTCGGCACCCACGGTCGGACGGTTGGCATTGGTGCCACCGCTGACCAACGGGTGAGCCGTGCTGAACAGGGTCACGCCGTCGCCAGACTGGAACGTCGTGAAGCCGTTGTTCAACAAAGCAGCCGCCTTGACCTGCTTGGTGTTCGCCATACCACGGGCGAGAGCCTTGGTGTAACGAGCAGAGAGTTGGTCATAGAGGTTGTCCTCCATGGCTTCCTCAGTGATTGAAAAGCCCATGGCAATCGTTTCGTGGTTGTAACGAGCCGTCCAAGCCTCCTGAGCATTGTCATAAGCAATGGCCTGACCTTCCGGCTTCACCGGGGCCGTGCCAAAGCCCGACAACTTGACTTCCTCTTCGAAAGCCTTCTCAGAGTTCTCGGTCTCATAGATGAGCGTGTGCTCATCCTCATACTTGGCATACTCCAAACCGAAGAGCGCATTCAGCCCCGGCAGGAGTTCCTTCAACATTTGTGCGCGTGAAATAGCCATTTGTGCTAACTCCCTTAGGCCGTAACGCTACTGTAGTAGCCGTGGGTCAAAACGTTGATCTTGACCAACAACTCACGGTAGATCGTGAAGACCACGGTCGAAGCAGCAGGAATCGCCGTCACCGAACCCGGCACATCAATTGCCGCATTGAGGGTGATCGACGTATCGCCAGCCGCAGCCGCCGTATCCACGAACGAACCGGTCTCAATCAACTGACCATTGCTGGCGTAGTACGCCACACTGGTTCCCACCGGAAGTGCCGCCGGAGCGCCCGAACCCGTGAGGGTCAAGGTGGTGCTGGACGACGAACCGCTGGCGGTATAGCTGATTGAAGTTTCCGGAACCACACCGACACAACGAACCGGAAGGATCGTGGTGGCAGGCGTATCGGTCGGAGCAAGGATTGCGTTCAAGCTGTTGCCGGTGTTCACGTTACCTGAAGCATTGTCGATCATCGACAAGTTCGTTCCCACCAACGCATACGCGCCCGAAGCCATGACGACGCCCGACGAGCAGACAGCCGCTTTAAACACGGTATCCGGATCGTCAACAACGTACGCCACCGCATCGCCAGCCAAGGTCGAAGCGGGCCAGTACTGGCTGAAACGCTTGTTCTTGGTGACAGGGTCCGTATACGAACATCCCACAAACACACCCGTGACTGCGTTCGACGAGGTGGTAGCACCAATCGCCGCCCGAGTTACGGAACCACGCACGACTTTAACGAAATCACCGTTGAAGATGTTCGTCGCATAGCCGTACTGAATCGGGTACATACGGGTGGAACCCGCAAATACCTGACCGCCGATCAGGTTGATCGGCTTCAGCCCATAAGGGGCCGTCACATCAGTTCCTGAAGCCATTTGAAAATACCTCTAAAGAATGGATAGATAAAGGATTTAACCTCTTCCGAAAGTTGTGCGCGTAGACCGTTCTGGATTCAGAAGCGGCATACGAGGATCATTTTCCCGTAGGTAACTACGGTCCACTCCATCGATCTGGCGATCCGAAAGTTCTTGGAAGTATTTCTCACGTTTCTTCATCTTCTCAAGCGGGGCTTTGCATAGCAGCAAACCACCCACTTCCACATTCCCTTTGAACTGAGAATTGATGTCAGACATGATCTTCAACTCTGGATGATCCTCTGCCTTGACAGGTTCCCAGCCCTCACGGAACTGGCGTGACACGTTGGTGTTATCCGAACGTCCTAACGAAGAAGTGCGAATCCAGCGAAATACCCAGCCATCTTTCGGCTCCGGTACCGGTAGAGCAGATTGCGGCATCCATGAATCATCGGGACGAGACTCAGATGCACGGTCAATACGAACTTTGCGCTCATCGGCCATTTGAACTCTCCTTAATGAGTTGTTTGGCATACTGCTCTGGGGTTAGGCCAAGTCGCTTTGCGAGAGAGACTTGTGTGGCAGTCAACTGGATTTTGCGGGGCTTGGCTCCATTGTTTCTATTCGCCGGAGCTACCACCGTTGAAGGGGTGCGTTGAGGGGCAACGGAAACTTGAATGTTGTCCCCGTCTTTCTCAAAGTAATCTGGGAAGCGCGTTCTCATGGCGTTGTCGATCTTTTCATAATACTCATCCGTGTCGGGCTTAACACCCTCATCACGGATCAAAGTCTCATGAACGGCATAAGCCAAGGCCGTCATCTGACGATCACCTTTGGGACCAAACCATGGATTGCGTTGAGTCCATTCCAAAGCCTTTTGACTGGGCTTTGGGGGTTGATAGTTTTGCTGAACAGGTTCTTCCTGCTTGGGTGCAGCTTGGGGCTTTGGCCGAGATTGAAGGGTCTTCTCATACCTTTCAGCCTCCCGAAACTCCGTCTGTGCGTTCAGGAGCTTTTCCTGAGCGGCAATAATCTTTTCAGCGTCACCCTGTTCGTAAGCTTCTTTGTAGATCGTCTTGGCTTGTTCCAAGGCAATCGAAGCTCTGGCTTTGATTTGCTGTACTAATGCCCCTTCTCCGCGCTGGATCAGGGATTCGTACTGTTGGTTTTTTGCAGCTAATTGCTGGGCAAAGCGAACCGCCTCTTCCCGCATCTTTTCAGCAGCTTCCCGCTGACGTTCTGCTTCGTGCTGTTCGTACTTTAACTTATTGATTCTCTTGCGAACTTTCTCACTGTAGTCAGAAAGTTCTTCGTCGTTGTCCTCTTCCTTGGCTTCCTGCTTGGCAGGCTTTTTTGGAAGGTCATCGACAATCTCTAGCTCTACTTCCTCTTCGGGAGCAGATTTGGCTTCCTTCTCAGGAACTTGCAACGGGGCGGTGACCCCGAAGAACTTGTCCTCACGGGACATTTCTGAAGCTTCTACGCTCATGCCTTCACCACTCCTCGCGGATCTTCAACGATAGCTTCCACAGAATCATCGTTGATCAAGCGAAACTCTTTGCCATGGACCTTGAAGCGGGTTCCCGAATAGGAACGCATCATGATCCAGTCCCCTTCTTTGCAGTAAGGGCCAGTAGGGAAACGATCAGTGGACTTGTAAGCATCCGGTCCCATCGCGATGACGAAACCAACGATGCTCCCAATCTCTTCAGCTTCAAGTGTCTGAGAAGCCTTAATGATTCCACCTTCCGTCTTCTCCTCAGGATTTGGGAGAGCAATGAGTAGCTTGTAGCCAGTGGGTTTAGGCAATTGACTTGCGGTTTTTTCTTCCGACATTGTTTCCTCGCACCGGATTTAAACGCATGTCCGGAGTCATGATGCACTGCACAACGCAGCGAATTAACTAATTGCGTTTAATCATTATCTAAATTCTTACATAAATCAAGTAGTTCCCGCTCCGCGATAGCTAAACCGTGGATGATCCCACAGCAGCGTTTGTAATCTGCGAAGTCGATACAGGCTCCACCAGCAACGTGGTCGGCCATTTCGTTCATCTGTTGACGGATGGACTTACGAAGTGCCTCGTCCAGATTCGTTGTTGCGTTCTGCATTCAATAGCTCCCTTGCGATTTGAACACCCAGCTTGGCTCCTTCGACTTTGTCTTTCGACGCAATCTTCTTGGACTCCAGTTCCTCTCGCGTATTGGTCTCCGCGATCTGGACGCCCAACTTGGCCCCTTCGATACGCTCCTGACTTCTCTGGCGATCCTTCTCTGCCGCCAACCGGAGTTTGGTTTTCTCCATGTCGGCCTGAACCTTCGCCATGTCGGACTGAGCGCGTTGCTGGATTTCTTGTGCGCGAAGCTGGAGCTTCTGCATTTCCATCTGAAGAACAGGGTCTTGGGCTTCCTGCATTTGTTTCTGCATTTGAGCCTCGGCCTGTGCGCGTCCCAATACTTGTTCGGCAGCAGGGGCCACCAATTGGGCAATGCGGTATTCGATATCTTCTGGGAGGGGTTCGTCTGGGGGAGGCAGTTTGACTCCCAACTGCTTCTCAATTTGTTGCCGGTACGCAAAGGCCAAGTGTTCCGCGATGTGTGCTTGCATTGCGCCTTGCAACATTTGCGCGGCATCGGGCGCTTGCTGGAGCATTCCCTGCAAACGGGGGTCTTGGCCAAAAGACATATGGACTGCGATGTGAGCCTGATGGTCCTGATAGATAAACGCCTTCACCGGCTTACCGGTGATCATGTTCATGTTCTCAGTGACCGGATCGGTCGGCAGCATCTCATCTTCAGGCGGGATGACTTCATCGGCATCCGCGATTCCCAAAGCATCCAACATCTGACGATGCAGCAATGGCATGTCATACAACTGCGGGGCGGACTGCGATAACTGCAGAGCCGCCTGATACTTCATGATCCGCTGGGCCATGGTTCCCGCATTGGGATCTGAAACTGGAATGATATCGATGCGATCATCGAAGTCTTCTTTGGTTAGCTCCTTGCCGGGAATGTCATACGGATATTCTTCTGGACCATAGTCATAGACCAGTTGGGCCAGAAGCTTGAGTTCTTTCTTCATGGCAGCGTGTAAACGCGCTTGCACAGCAGAAAGCACCTTCATCGACCGCTCTAGAATCGCAAGCGTCGTACCGACCGGCGCTTCGCCATTCATGTCGGCCACCTTCATGTCTGCCTGTGAAGCAAACCGGCGACCTTCGTCGATGATGTTATTGAGCAACTGATACAAGGTTCCCGAAGGTTCCTTGTAGGGCAGGAAGGTAATGTTGTCGCGGAGGGTTCCCGAAGGAATATCTACGTCGCGGAACTCTCCCGGCATGATGGGAGTGTCGTCGCCTTTGATGCGAAGACCTCGGGTCTTCAATCCACCGGGAAGATTGGAGAGGGTTCCCGCATCGACCAATTGGCGAAGGATGCTGGTCGCAGACTTGGCCAGTCCTCCCACCATATGAACCAATCCAAACCCGTAAAAGCCGAGTCCGGGGATATAGGTGTAATGGACGAAATGTTGACGGCGTTTTTTGAGTGGATCGTCCTCGTACCAATTCCGGCGTATGGCAAGGATTTGGCGCGAAGACTTGTCAATTGTGATGACGTAAGGGAGCGCAATACCCGTGGGAATACCGTCCTTCGTGTCCTCAAAGCCGGGGATATCATAATCCACCACCATCTCAAGGAGGGTGTGACGACTATCCAGTTCGTAATTAGCTTTGGATTCGCCATTTAAACGGTCGTACTTCTTCTGAATATCGGTAGTGTCTGGTGCAGGCGGCGGTAGTTCTACGTCCAAATAGAATCCAGAAACCTGTAACTTCCTGATTTCATTAGAAGTTTTCTTCATGACATGGGTGGCCCGCTCACAGGTCACCAAGTCAGAAGCCCCATACGACACCACAAAATCTTCTGCGGGAACGAAGATCGAAGCGGGTCTGCCTAGATTAGGATCGTAATAGACCTTACGGAAAGCAGAACCGGCCAGACACAGAGAAAACAACATCTTCTCGGTCTCTGACCGATATTCGCTCATCTTCTCAGTGATGAGGTAGTTGAGATATTCCTGAACCCGTTCAGCCTGATCGATGCGATCTTTAGTCTGTTCACCCAAGATCTTGGTCATGACCGGGCCTTTGGCCGGAAGAATCTCTTGGATGGACTGGGCTTGGAATCGAACCACTGCTTCAGAAAGCATGGGATGAAATACGCCACAGGCTCCTTCCCATGGCTGGGTTCGATCTTCGATCTTCAAACCAAGGAGGTCTAACCCCTTGATGTAGGTGTCCTCCCATTCTTTGCGGGAATCCTTGTCCGCTTGGAAATAGGTGACGAGTTCCGTGGCAATGGAGTTGAGAATATCTTCATCTAGATATTCGGCGAGGTTTTCATCGTGGCTTTGAGGTTGTAATACCTCAGGTAACATCTGAATCTCTACACCGCCATCCGGCAGTTCCACCACAATAGACTCTTCTACCGGCGCGATCTGCACCTCTACCGGTGCCTCTAACATCGCTGGCATCAATGCGCGGTCAACTGCCACGGGTATTCCCCTTAAAGATCTGTGAACTTACCGCCTTTAACGGCAGCACCCATCCCTCGGGCGGTTCCTTTGGTTCCCATGGTCTCACCGCCACCATACATCTTCATGGAACGCTTGGCTCCCGCTACCATCACGGGCATACCCTTTTCCATTTTATCTGCAGGTTGTTTCCGAGATTTCGGCATCTCCGCCATCTCAGATTTGTTAGTCCGGCCTTTCATTAGTAGTACTCCACTTTACGTCTGTACAGAGAAGGTTCATCTTCGAAGTCAGTCTTTAATGGAACAAAACCGCCCCGTCTGAAACGCATCAACGCCATGACAGAACTGTCCACCAAGTCATCATGCTCTCCAGCGGGAAAAGATGCAAATTCTTCTACAACTTCCTCAGCAAACCGAGTCTGAGGACGCCATACTTTTCCGCTGGCAAAAATATCTGAAACCGAATTAACCCGAGCCACCTTATCGTTCCCCCGAGAAGGGGTGTATTCAGAGACCGGAATCCCCATGGCACGGAGTTCGAATATCAACGGCGTCCCTGCTGCTTTGGCTTCTACCACCAACGCATCGGGTTCCCAGTATTTATATAACTCATAAGCCCGTTTCTTGAGTTCCGGGAACTCCAGCTTCTCCTGCAAAGCATCCATCAGGATCAGATTCGGTTCCATCACCCCCGAATCATTGGGATGATAGAAAACCCCCCAAGTGGTACAGGCAGAGTAGTCCGCCCTTTGAGATTTTAAGAAGGCGGTGTCCCAAGACTGAATCAAGAAATCACATTGAGGCGGTTGCTTGCCTTCCCAAACCTTCCACCATTCGCGTTTAACCAGTGCGCCTTCTTCTGAAGTGGGATCTTGCTGGTACTGGGCCTGCCATTTGTGGACCGGGATTTCATTCTTGATCGCTTCTAGTTCTTTAAGCGGCCAGAACTCCGGCCAAAGCGGGTTCCCCGAAGGAAGAATGGCAGGAAATTCAATGACTTCCCATTCATCCACCCCCTCTCTCATTGAAGAGGCTTTGAGTACCTGACCGACGAGGTCTCTTTTCGACCAACGGGTGCAGATAATCACAATCGATCCGCCCGGTTGAAGACGCTGACGGGGTCCGGAGGTGTACCATTCATAAGCATGGTCAAATACGGTGGGATCTGCGGACTGTCCCTCCTGTTCATCGTGGGGATCGTCGATGATCAACAGATCGGCACCCTTTCCGGTCACCGCACCACCAATACCAATCGCAAAATACTCCCCACCCTTGGACGTACTCCACCGTCCTGCCGCTTTGGAGTCCGCTCTCAGTCCAACTTGTGGGAATATCGCCTTATATTCATCCGAATCCACCAAGTTACGGACCTTTCTACCGAAGTTCACCGCTAGTTCTGCGGTGTGAGAAGCCTGAATCACCTTCTTATTCGGATAGTTCCCCAAAAACCACGCAGGAAACAGATAAGACCCGAATTCTGACTTGGTATGACGGGGAGGCATACAAATGATCAGTCTTTTTAGCTTCCCAGAGGCAATCTCTTGGAACTTCTCCCCCATGATCTTGTGATGACGCCCAGAAATGAACCCATTCCACACCTGATTCACAAAGGGAATGAACTCTTTACGGGCTAAATCCTTAGCCATCACCCCCTCATACTCCTCAATCAGCTTTAAATACTCTAATTGCTGGTCAGGAGGTAGTTTCTTAACTAAATCAATGACTTGGGGAGTGATCTGGATCATTAGAATCCTCTCAAAATGCAGGGACAATAGCCCCCGTTACATCATATTCATGAGATTTCTTGCGATCTTGACCCTGCCTTGAGCCTTCCCTGCGGCGATTGAGCAGGGGGAATCGTAAAACTTTGTGAATGTCGAAGGCTTTAATGTGATTTTCCTGTATCATAAGCCTTCTCGGAGAGAAGTTGAGACTGCTCAA